GCCGTCTTCCGAACGTCACAATATCAGGTCGGCAACGCCGGTCGGTTTCGCGAAGGCTGTTTTTGAGGCCAATGGGAAACCCCTGCTGGCGAGGCGTGGGAAGAACGCGCCGCATTGAGACGCTAACGAAATGCTCAGTGGCGCCGTACCGCGCCACTGAGCCTGACCGATTACCACAAACCGCGACGCGGTACGGCGTCCAGAGGAAAAGAAAATGAAACTGATTAGAACAACAGAAAGTGGTCGCGTACAATACTATCAGCTTGATTTTAAGATCAAAAACATAAAAGGAATTTGTAAGACCATTGAAGAACTGTTCAGCAAAAGCCCTGTTAAACTTGTAGAAGGTTACGAATTAGCAGAAGATATTAGCGAATCAATTGATAAAATCGCCATATCGGACGCAACTACACACGCAGAGCGTCTTGTTTTCCCTGCTTTCTGGATAAAAAACATAAACACAGGTGAAACAAAGGTTATACATAAATGCGATAAAATACATGGACGGCATACAATGTTAATTCACGGAGGGGATGTATCATCCATGCTGCAAGCTGAAGTGTATGTAAGGGCATTAAAAATGTTGCAAACCCAAAAAACAGAGAGGAAAACATGAAAAATGAATTTATTGATGGTGCAGAATCTTTTAGGAAAATGCTATTAGAATCGGTGAACCCATTTGTTTGGCCACATATAGAAGGCGTTTTTGCGACTTTCGCCAGGCAAAATGGATTTGTTCCAAAAAACATAAATAAAATATCGGATTCTTTCGATAATGAAGGTAAATGACGAAAAGTACGCCACCCTTTTTGCACATGCTCCCCGGATGCTCGAAGCCCTGGAGAAGGCCCTAAAGGCACTGAATGAGTTTTCAAACACGGACACCCCAGGAGGAAAGACATACGCCCTCGCCAACGAGATAGAAGGGCTCATCAGGGATGCAAAAGGAGGGTTGCGGGACGTGAAAGATAGAGAATTTGGAACCAATTTGTTGAACTCAACAAAATGCTAATTGAGAGGTTTCCTATGCACCGTGGGTGTCACATAGATGCTTGTCTTGAAGGATCTCGGACAAGTGCGTTTAAGGAGCACGACAGAAGAGCAAGAAAAAAACATACCTGTTACGAGTGCGGTAGAACCATAAAGCCGGGCGAAACATACAGATATGAATCTGGCGTATGGGATGGTACTCCGGCATCGTTTAAGACGTGCAAAGATTGTTTGTCTGTGCGAGAAGAATATTTTTGTTCCTACGAATATGGAAAAATATGGCCTTTAATGTGGGAACTCATTATGGAATCTGATGGAGAGATCGCATCATCTCAGTTATTATGTGTCACAAAAGTGGCTCGCGATAAAATTTGCGAACTATATGAGCGATATTGGGAGGGACATTCAAGATGCTGGACATAGAAAGCAGGATGGGAATTGCCGAGGTCGCAAAGACCCTCGGCCTGTCACCGACCTCGATCTACCGTAACCCCCGGCTTTATGGCGGGGTAAAGCTGGGCGGTAGGTGGCATTTTTTCCGGGAGCATGTAGCGGAAGCCATTGAACTAGCAAAGGAGGATCAGCAAAATGCCAGTCAAGCGAACAAGGAAAAGGATACTATTACGGAAGAATAATACACAAAAGTGACTAAAATTGTGACCGCGCTATTTCTGGGAAGAAAAAAAGGATTGCAAGCCAACTATAAACGCTTGCAATCCTTTTTTTCTTGCCTTTTTTGGTATCTTTTTGTCCTCGTTCGTGACCAAAGTAGTGACCAGATCAGGGCTTCTCCGGCCATTCCACGGCATACGGGAAACCCTCTTGCCTTGTCACGTCCCGAAGTGCTTGACGATATGTGAGCCACTGGACCCGCTCACCTTCACCGTGCGGGTAATCCGGCATGACCTGAAAAGGCATGCCGTATTTTCTATTCAGCGACCCACGTAGCACCATATATCGTCGCAGTGTTCCTGAAGGGTGACAGGTCACTTACCGTTGTACCAGACCCGGAATTCAATGGATAACAAAACAATAGACCGTCATCATTACCATCGGGAGTTTTGACCATGTTTTTTCCTACATCCTCTTTCGTGAACGCTCTGTCCCCGTAAAGTGCTACCTCGTAAATCGTCCCACGGAAATACCTTTCTTCCTGATAGGGCAATTTCGCCTGCGACCCAATGCGCGGGTCATCGGACTCTATGTTCGAGGTATCAAACGCAAATGCTGTATCAAATGAGCCCGTCGCTGATAGTTCGCCGTTAATGTAAATGCGCGTCTCTAAGTTGTCTCCGTCATGTACGCATGCAATATGGCTCACTTCACCTTGCGGCAATGTTTGTTCCGTAATCAATCTAGACCCTACACTGGAATTTTGCGCATAAAAACGCACGGTGTTGTCTGCTCCGATGGTAACATTGTATCCTTTCGGAGCATGAGAGCCTATGCTGAATACAAAACCAAACTTTGGGTCTATATCTGGTTTTAAGAATGCAGTAATCGTAAGTGACGTCATCCCATTCCGGAAAATTGAGTCACTATCTGGAATGCCAACATAATCATTGACCCCGTCAAAGTACAACCCAAAAGGAAATGATCGCATGCACTTTTTCGCGTTATCATATCCCCAAGGCCATCTCGACGGCTCAATAATATTATCACCAATATCAAAGCACCCCATCAGCTTTCATCCCCCGAGGCTAAAACGGACACATCTTCAATCGACGACATGACCATGATCTTGTCACCATCACCTAGCACGATCTTGCTGTCCAAAGCAAACGGGGAGTTCGTAACCGGTATGTCAAGCACCCATTTGAACCGGACCACGCCCGCGCTCGTCGTGTGGAAGACCCATATATTCGCATCATTTTCATAGCTGTAGTTGCTTATCAAAAGAGACAGCAGGATACACTCAAGCCCACTTGTCGCCTGCATCAGCTCTATCGGATCCGAGCACTGAACATACCCAACACCCTTTGAATCAGGATCAGCCTCATCTGTCAGCTTGACATACAGGGTGTCGCTCCCGAGGGAGTCGTTGTCGCCCCACGCCCATGATCCGGCCGCAAGGGTGCCTACGGTCCCTTCACTGACTGCCGTGGCGTTCAGCTCGACGTAGTTGGGCTTTTCGGTGAGATCGCCGCCGGTGTAGTAGTATTCCCCGGCCACGGTGGTGGACTGGGTCCATTTGTCGGTGCTGCCGTCAGTCAGCGACTTGTACGGGCAGCTTGCCAGGTTCCATGATTTCAGCGCCATTTCGTCGTGCTCCTTCAGCTAAAGATGATCGCGTTTTTTTTGACCATGCTTGAAATTTCTTCCTTCGTGTAGGGCTGGTCCCCCTTTTCGCCTTTGAGGTCCACAGCCGGGGCCAGGGTGCCGTCAGGGTTGCGGAAAGCAAGGGCGGTGCCGGTCCACTCGTGCCCTGGTAGATGGTCAGGTCTATGGCTTGAGGTGTCAGCATTGCTCCTCCTTATCCAAAAATGATCGCGTATTTCTTCGCCTGTGCATCCGACACGCCAGAGCCTTCGCTGCCGTCGTCGGGCTGGTATTTCAAGGTCTGGGTGGCTGCGTCGTACTTGAGGACGTAGCCGTCCGTTTTCCCCGCATCGTTGACCGGCACACCCAGAACAGACCCGGCATCCGAGCCGCCCGGCAAGCTCTCGTACTCCAGCTTTCCCGAGGTCGCGTTGTATTTCAGGATCTTGCCGTCTCCAAGGTCGTTTGCGTCTACGGGAACCCCGGCAATGATGGTCGCGTTGGTCTGCGCCCCTGCGGCATCGTCGACGTATTTTTTCGTCACGAACTCTTCGTTGTCCGTGGGAACCCGGTAAGATGCAACCCGGGGCAGAGAGGTGAAAGTCTTCACCCCGCCCACCTGTTCGTTACCCTCTACATGGAGCAATGCAAAGTCAGTGAGCCCCACGCTCAAAAAAAGGTGGGAGGCCGAGACCGCGTACCCCATCAACTGAGGGCGGGCACCTATGGGGCTGTAGTCGTAGTCGATCAGGTAGCCCTCTGCTTCCATGCTGCCCGCGCTGAAAACGATGATCCGCCCCGGGTCGTAGTCCATCTCATAATCGGTGCCCCGGCTGTACGTCGTCGTGCCGTCAACGCTGGTGACGGTCTCGGATTCCGGGGTGATCGCGGTGTGTGCCAGGGTAACGTAGCTCTGCAATACCGCCGTGAAAGCCTCGTCGGCCACGGCAACGTCCATGGCTGCGGTCAGGCCACCCGCCGTGGTCTGGGAGAGGTAGTACAGCCGCCCCGGGGTCAGGCCGGAGCCAAAGTCGACCAGGCCGACCCGCTGCACCCGGATCTCTTCGTCAGCATCGCCAACGTCCACGGCCAGTCCAAGCGCTGGCTGTTTGTCTCCCGCTTCCGTGGTCTGCGCCTTATACGCCTTCCCGTCTTCCGGCTTGATATAGATTGCATCGCGTACCGCCACGGATTCACCCAGTGTGACAAGGAAGCGGGAATGCAAGTGGGCTTCCATCTTCTGCATGTTGGCCGTGACGATCCCATTCCAGCCCGTGGTATTGTATTCAATCGTTTCAAGGTCATAAAGCGGTGTGGTGCTCATTTATCCCCCATAATAGACTGTCAGTGCGGCAGGCTCTGAATAGTATCTGAAACCATCCACAACCCGATAGTTTGTCACCTCGATCCTCAAGTCTGACCCGAACGCTCCCTCGCTTATCAGCATCGATTCGGACAATTCGTAAGAAAAAGCGTTGATCCCGTCCCGTTTTAGCTTTTCCGTGCTTCCATCCATAACCCGGACCTGGAACGTCCCTTCCCGCGCAGGAGCCGTGTCTGGCTGTGTCGGGGAATGTACCCCGGCCCCAGAACCCCGGACCCGTGCATCCCAGACCAACAAGATCCCAGAAGTGTATTCAGGATGAAAGCCCTCGTCGTTCGCCAAAAGGTTGACCGGCGGTAAAGGTGCAATCGCCCGGCCCGTGAATACGACCTCCACCGGGACGGCAAAAGATTCATCCCCTTGATATCGCGGGTTATACTGGACGGCCTTAAAGTATCGGGTTTCGCCAAGCAAAAAGTCTGGATTCGTGATCGGTTCCGCAGTGTTCGAGCCAAGGAAGAAAAAATCGGCCCCACGTGGGTGCTCGCTCATTTCGGTTCCGTACCGACCCCGATATACGCCTGTGAGCCTATAGGTTTTGCCGGTCAGTGGCTCGATACTCTGAAAGGTGATCAATTCATCCCCAATCAATGCAAGGTTGCGTTGCGAAAGCAACTGTTCCCTGGTGCAGGATTCAATACTCATCACGTCGCTGGTGGGAAAAAACACGTCAAGGCATATCTCATCATCTATCTGGAAGGTCTTTGGATAGTCCCGAACCACAGTCCCATGAACGGCAAAGGCGCTGGACGTGCCAATTTCTTCGTAGGACGTGCCGCTTGCCGAATAGAAGATCTGATACCCAGAGTTCAATGCGTTCGGCCTCGAAACCACCGGCAAGACTTTGATTTCTTCACCGGCCCAAAGGTACGGTAGCTCATAAAACCTGACCTTTTCTTGAGGGTTCGTCTTGCTCTCTATAGTCAAATCCATTCCTGGTGTAATGCTTCCACCGGGAATGGGGGTGATCGTTCCAGCCGACAGGTCCACAGTGTAATCTTCGCCCTCTATCATCTCGATGCCATTCCAGGACACGGAGATTTCCCAGGGATTCACAGTACCGATAGCGATAGGCCCGCCGGTCAATGGTACAGTCTGCACCTCCTGCACGACCACGGGATCGCCGCCAATCATATAGGACGAAGGGGGGCTTGAAAGGTTCAGGGTTTCCGGCGGCTCAATCATGGTTTCGCTCACAACCGTGTATTCCTCTTCGGCCACGATCCCGATAGCTTCATGCTCCAGGTCTTCTTCGTCCACCTGTTTCAGGCGAAAGAACATGGATTCGATGCCGTAGGGGGCGAAACTAAATTTGAACACGTCCCCAGGCTGGAGCATGAACGCATCTCTGGAAAGGGTCACATTGAGCGTAGCCAACGGGTACGAGTCTTTCCGCAGTGCCTCACGAGCGGCCCAAGACGCATTCGAGTTCACCGTGAACAGTGGAAGGTCCAGCGTCCGGCTTTCAGTCCGGCCCTGGATTTGCTGGTTGGCAATGTTTACACTTGAAGGATCGGAGATGCCTTCCCGGTAATTTACACCCGGAAAAGAGACGTCAATGTCAGCCGCAAGCCAAGATAGCCAGCGCTCGTCGCTTCTTGCCTGCGTGTTTTCAAGCATTGAGTAACTAGGAAGTGCCGAGCCTATCCAGTCTTTGAGCTCAGAATACGCTGGCTCGATGGTGCTCATATTCATTGACCCGGAAGTGTCCACCGTAAGCCCTACAAAGCCGGGTGAACGTTCCCTTCCGCTTGGTATCAGCTTTTTGAACTCATCCCGAAGAAAGCTAAAACTTGGACTACGAGGGCAGTCGGTTCTCACTCCAATGTCGCTAGGCCAATCCACATCGGTCCTGGTAATGTTCCCAGGAGAAACCGCAAAGACCTTCACATAGACATTCGCAAATTCTCGCAAGTCACGGAGTTTCCCCCTTGCCGTCTCTAGGTCTGCATACCAGTAGTGCCCATCGGGGTAATAGTTTGGGTCGGATTCGTCGATCCAAAGAGCGAATAGAACCACGGGTCTGACACCCTCGGCAAAGCACCGCTGATTATAGGTGGCTTTGACCTCGTTGATCGTGTCCACCCAGGATTTCCGTTTTAGGGTCGGCGGCTCCAAACATTCCCGTTCGGTAATCACAGGGACAGTCTCTTTGTCGTAATCCCCCCGCATCAAAGCCAGATATAGCCGCCCGTCTGCGCCAAACCGGAGCATTCCCAGAACGTGTGAAAGTACGTTGTCGATATAGTCCAGAGCGGTTTTCTGCTCGTCAAAGACCATGGAGATCCCCCGGCCCTCTGTGTCCAGCGTTTCAGAGGCGGCCAAGAAGGAAGCGGCATCTAGCCATGATTCGGGAAGTCCGGTCATGTTCGTCAAAATGTGCCAGATAGCATGAGCGGGGTTATAGTCATACGCGGACAGAACAGCCTCCCCCCCGAAGGATTGCGCAGGTGCCTTTTGGACCACAAAATGATAGGTCGGCACCCTTGGGGACTCTCCGATAAACACGTCATTGAAATACGCCCAGCAAAGCCCAGGGTAGGCCGTGTTCAGTGTGCCGTCCGGCAGACTTTTTCCTATATTCTCGTTTGGCGGCTGTGTTGCCGTGCCAAAGTAGAACGTGATCGCGCCCGTCTTGTCTGCCTGGATAGTCTGCACCCCGGAGGCCGGACAGATCAATTCACCGGACCAGATCAGCTCCTGTTCACGGTATATCGTGCAGAGCTTGTCCACCGGGCCCAGGCATATCCCAAGGGCAAAGTGCATATAGTACTTGTAACCCACGATGGTGCTGGAAGACCCGCCGCCGCCTCCACCCTTTCCCCCGCCGGAGCTCTTGCTTTTGATCGCCTTGGAACGCTGTTCCCCGGTCCAAATATAGTTCCCGGCCAGCTTGATAGTCCCCAGCACCTCGGGAATCGGGATGCCAAATTTATTCGTTGCAAACTTTATGTCTTGCGGCTTCTGCGATCCAGTCTGTGGCCGCGCCGCTGAAAACATGGCGGTGGCGACAAATGCCCCCACGACCACTGCGCCGATAACGATTGCCGCTGTTGCCATTATTTCACCAACCTAATGTTGTGAGTCCGTCGGTGCCACCACGTTGGATCTCGCAGGACAAAGCGCTCCACCCCGATCCCAATGACAGAATGCCAGATCAACCCGTCAAGAACGATCCCCGCGTGGCTGATCGTTTTTCCAAAGCGGAAAAGCAAAACATCGCCGTCCTGGGGATCGTCGATGGAAACCTTTTCATGCTTCATCTGGCTACTGACTTCTTGGAGCAGAATGGATTCCACGTTGTGCAGATGCCAATCCTTCGGGTAGTCCGGCATCTTCCATCGCTTCTTGTATCCTATTCCGGTCAAGACACCCACCACAAAGCCGATACAGTCACACCCAAGACCCTTTCTGGAAGACCTGTGACGGTACGGGGTTCCAAGCCATGCGGCGCATTCCGTGCGTAATTCCTGTAGCTTTTCTTGGTCGTAAAAGTATTTCGTCATGACATCATCGAGGGGTTTTCTGTTGGGATATAAGGGGTTCCAAAGAAACCACCGCCGGAGGCTCCTTCCCCTTGGCATGTTCCGCCCATAACTTGTACCAAAAACTGTAATTGACAAGACAATGTGGAGTTTTCAGCCTCTATCCTTGCCGATACACTGGCTCGTTCGTTTGAAACTGCAACCGTAACTGTCCTTGTAAAGTCAAACTCCCTGACCCCACTGACTGTATCCACCAAGTGATCTATCCCGTTCACCGTGATATAGCATCTTGCGGTATATCTGTAATCATCTCGCCATTGAACAAACTTGCAATTCGCCGTAACGCTTGTCACCGGACCAGATGTATAGACCGTTGGAGTAACAAGGGTCTGGTTTCCCGTGATCTTACTTGGAGTCGATACCGGCGCAGATTGAGACAAAAGCCCATTGTTCCCGCCTAGATTGTCAAACTTGTCCCGGCATGTCGTAATTCTCTGATCGCAACCGGCAGATGCGGTCACTTCGTCCCCGTCTGCAATGTCAATGAAGGGGTATTGCAGGACGATAGAAGACCCGGAATGAGCAGTGATCATCCGCTTTTGGCCCCCAAAACTGACCCAACCGTAGGTGAAGAAGCCATTTGCACGGGTCGCAAATTCCGGAGCCGTGAGGATATTGCCCGAGATTGTCACCGCGCATGTATTGGAAAAGGCCCCCCGATCCACGTTGCACTTGGCGTCATAGAGCGTGTTGTTGCAGTGCGCCTGAAAGTGATACCTTGGGATCTTCATTGACAAGAAGTGCTCAAAGCCCACGCATTCGGCTTCTGCTTGCGCCCCTTGAAACGCCACCGTCTTGACCTGACCAACGAAAAAAACCACCGCATCGCTGGCCGCTCCCCGATGGACCCGCGAAACACTAACCCACATCTGTGCCAACGGATTCTGTGCCAAGTAATCGCGGAAGTTCTCTTCCAGGGCACCGACCGTAATTCCGCACTTCGTCGCGGTCAGGTCGGAGTCAAAGGACAGGGAAGACCGCTTGATTGCCACCGGTTCGTAGGTGTTCCCATTGTAATCAACGGCCTCGTCAGAGCTTGTGTAATACCAGTGCCGCGCTTGGGGATCGTCCCCACCTTCCCAGATATGGAACAGTTCGACCGGGGATAGGTATTCTTCCTTTTCCCGGGTCGTAAAGGCTGGTGAAGTGTCTCTCATTTATTCAACCTCCCACCGGGGAAGTGTCGTCGCGTGGAGCGTAGTGCTTGCCACGTCCAGTGTTTCGTAATCCATACCGAGCGTGTCCTTATCAAATCTTGCAGGATAAAGAAGCGAAACGGTGACATTCGTGAAATGCTCCACCGTCTTTCCGATTGCCGACCCCAGGCTGATCCTCCCCGTTGAAGGATCACAACCCACAACCTCCCGTGCCGCAGTCGTACCGTCAGGGAAGCGAAACCACAGGTGCTTCCCGGTCGTCGGATAACCTTTGCCGAAAAGTGCGAACATATCGACCCCACCAATATCGAGGATCGTATCTCCTGCCGAAAAGGCCCCGGCCAAGATAATGTCCGAAGCGGGTGAGGGCACCCAGAACGGCAAGAGCCGCCCCTTTCGGTCTATAAAGAAGTCGAGCAGTCGCCGGGATTCTTCCCGCGTGAAAGCATTGGCAGACAGGGATATGGTGAGTCGCGGTTCATCTTGCGTCAGAACCCTTTCGGTCAGCCCTGCCAGAGAAGAGAACGAAAAGGCCTCCATGTCCATTTCCATCGTCTGGCTATACCTGTCAGACCAGTTGTGCGGGGTATTCAAGACCGGCAAACCGTTGTATGTAGGGTAATCGGTCATGTCCGGTGTCGGGACTGAAAAACACTCGTCAAACTCTTCAAGCAGGCGCAAGGAGACTGTGCCGTCACGATCCGTCTTCCCTGTGACCGTCGTCTTTGAGTCATCGACACGACCCTGGAAGAAAGGGGCTACAAACGATCCAACCGGCCAGTCTTGTGTCGCGGCCTCGGCCAGGGAGAGCACACTTGTCGAAACGCCCGAGACCTCCACAACCTCATAGGAACCACCGGACACGATAATCGCGAGGCGGTCAGCCTGGAAAAGACGAAATCCGGTTTCCAGAACCGGCAAAGAGGTTGCCCCGGCACTAACTCCCACCGCAAGAGCGGTCGCGTCTGTCCATAGCGGCACCCCAAATATCTTCCCATGTGCCGTATAGAGCCGCTTTTTCAGCATCTCGGATTCAAGACCGGTGCGGGCTTGCACTGTAAACTCGAAGGCGCGTCTTGGTGCCGACAAAAGGCCGGATCGTTTTTCATGCCCGGCGAGCCCGCGCTTGATGGTCGTCTTCCAGGCATATTCCATACGCAAGGTATCGGACCAGTCAGGGCGCACCGCAAGGATCTCATTAGCTATCACCTAGTCCCCCACTATTCGCCGGACAGTCTGGCTCCGTGTAGAGATGATATTCATGATTGCGTTTTGTCCTTCGACCGACGCCAGATAACGATCCAGTTCGGACTTGTCGGTAAGGTTGACGATAGTGGTCTGCTGTGGGGCCGGAGAGGGGGTATTTTGACGTCCTATCTGTCCACCGTATGCGAACCCCGGGCCAGCGTAAGCAGGGCGCATAACGGGCAACTGGACGCCCGAGAGTAGGTCTCTGGGTATCAAACGCTGTCTCAATGCCTCCATGACACGGACGCCATAGTGCCTTACCGTGGGCCGATCCATCATATACTCGCCCGGGGTCGCCCGGATCGTCACGTTGTCTGCCCTCTGGCCTTCGTCCGGACCTCCGATCAGACCGCCAAAGGCGTACCCTTTGGGCTGTGATGACTTAATCGCGGCCACCCTCGCCATACCAGAAGCAATAGCCACCCCCGCCGCCGCCGCACCGAGCGCAGGGCCAACGTAGGGGATCGAGGCCATAGAATTATAGGCCTTCTGTGCGCTTTCATAAGTAGCAATCACGGCCTGTGCGATTGCAAAAGCCTTGTAGACCTGGAACATGGATTCGCTCTGTGCAAGCCCAGATGAATACAGGGCTTGCATCGAGTCGGCCATGCCCCCTACAAAATTTTTAGCCCACGAAATGCGTTGGTCGTATAGCGATTTTTGGTGAGCAGCTTTTTTGTTTTCGATTTCCTGTTCTTGAAGTGCTTGTGCTTCCAGCAGTTCCCTTTTGGATGCTCCGTGTTCCGAAAGCATTTCCAATTCACGAACATGTTTCGCCTCTATACCTTCGATTTCGAGCGCAAAGCGGCCTTCTACGTCATCTTCTTCGAGTGCCCGGCCGCGAAGATCCCGCAAAGCCTCATCCTTGTCTCGTTTTGCGTCAAGGGCGTTCTGTTCTGCGTCGGCCTCAAGATCCGCAAGCTCGATTTCAGCGCGTTTCCGTTCCTCGGCCTTGATCCTTAGTTCTTCTTCGAGCTTCAACCGGGCTTTTAGGATCTGCTGCAAGAGATTTCTTTTCTCGGCCTCATTGATCATGCCGTCATACTGCGATTGCATCCGTGCAATTTCCGCTGTTCCGGCACTTTTCGTAAGCTCTATTTCCTTGTCGATCCCCTCAAGAATTAGCTGCTTTCGCCCCTTGACGTATTCATCAGCGGACACGAGGGCACGGTCAAATGTCGATTCCAGCTCCGCGATGAGCGTCTCATTTTCTGCCAGGAACACGCTCATTTCAGATCGGATCACCTCTGACACGGGAAGAGTTGCCACTGGCCTTTTGGCCTTACTTTCCGATTCGCCGCCAGATGCCTTCGCGTTCTCCTTCTTGGCTTCCGTGTTCTCCTTTATCGCCTCGGTTTCATCTTTGGTCGCGCTCTTTGCGTTCTGGGTCCGCTCCAACATCTTAAGCATGTTGTCGGCCAAGCCGTCAGTAACCAGCGCCAGCTTCGCGGTTTCATTTCCGAGTTTGTCCGTTTCGAGTGCCGCCAGCGCCTGGGATTCTCCGAATTCGTCGATGCTGTCACGGACCTTTGCAAGTTCTGGCATCGCGGCCCGGAAGCCTTGCCTAGCGGCTTTGAAGGCCGTCACAGGGTCCAAGAGTTTCATAGCCGCCGCCAGATCCACAAAGACCGTGGCAACCGCCGCCGCAAAGGTGCCTATGTCGTGCAACCCGCGCTTTAAGGAAACGAAAGCGAGAACGGTATTCCCTGACGCTCTCATCACACCCGCAAGCATCCTGACAAGAAGCGGCCCGATAACCCCAACAGCGTCTATGACCTGATCCTTCGAGCCTCGCAGGGCCTCGGTCATGCCCTTCAAAAACTGCTTTATGGATTCCCCGTACTTGTCAAAAATATCAATCTTTATAGACTCGACCACCGATTTCCATTCTTTCCATGCAGCAAGCGTTGTAGAACGCATTGTTGTGGCAAGTTCGGTGGAAGCACCTTCCGCTTGATTGATCTCTTCGATGTATTTTCTGATTGCCCTTGTTCCAACTCCGAGGAAAGAATTGATAGCCCTTCCGGATCGGTCCCCGAAGAGTTCCATGACTTCTTCGGTCGTAGCCCCTTGCTCTTCGAGTAGTTCAAGAGCCTCAACAAGCCCCTTGCTTGACCCATCTGCATTCCGCGCTGAGACCCCGTAATAGTCAAAAGCCTCCTTCGCTTGAATAAACGATTGAGCAAGCTGGGTTCCGGCCATGGACCCCTTAATTCCGTTGTTGCCCAAGATGCCGATTAACGCACTGGCTTCCTCGATGGAATAGCCGAAGCCTGCCGCTGTTGCCGCGACATACTTCATACTTTCGGACATGAGTTCGATATTCGTATTCGAGGTAGTGATGGTTCGAGCAAAGACGTCATTGACCCGGCCCGTTTCTTCCACCTCAAGCCGAAAGGCTGAAAGCGTGTCCGTGGCAATATCTGCGGCACGGCCAAGCTCGATCCCGCCAGCCGTGGCAAGATCGAGCATTCCTGGAAGCGCCGTAATCGACTGCGAGGCCGTCATTCCGGCCATACTGAGAAACTTTAGACCCTCTGCGGCCTGGGATGCGGACCATTCCGTACTCTCGCCCATTTCACGGGCAACAGTTTCAAGCGCTTCAAATTCAGCCTTCGTTGCCCGCGTGATCCCCTGGACTTCGGCCATGGTCTGCTCAAAAGCAGCCCCAGTCTTTGCGACACTGATTGCACTCCAGGCAACACCGATCCCGGCTATCGCAGTTTTGAGCGAAAAAAAGGCCCGTGAAACTCGATGCCCTGCGGCTTCCAGCTTCGACAGGCCCTGGTTCACCTTCCCGACTTCCTTGGTCGCTCGATCTCGGGCCTTGATCAAGACCTCTACTGTGTTGCTACGAGCCATTTAGCCACCGAGTGAATGTTTTTTGGTCCATGAGTGACCCGTAACGAACGGCAAGTGCTAAATCCTTGATCCGTTCGTCACGGGCCGTCTGATTGCTCTCAACTGCCTTTATGAAGGTTCCCCATCCGTAACCCCATACGTCGCGGTGTCCCGCTTCAATGAGGCGAAAAACAGGGTCATAAAGTCTTTTTGCATCGCCGCTGCAAGTTCTTTCAGGATTGCGCCCAGACCGACCGCCTGGGCTATCCTGAAAAAAGCTGAATTGACCTCCCGCCACGCCTCATAAACGGTAACCAGATCGGAAGGGGCCATGGATTTCATGTCATCAATGGTCAAATCTACGGCTTTGGGAAGATGGACTTTGACCAGCTCAAAAAGGTCCATTTTCTCAAGGTCTCCCCCGGCCTCAAATATTTCCAGTACATCTTTGACTGTGAGTTCCTTTACCGTGATTTCTCTATCATCAATCTTGATCGTGCTTCGCTTCCGCATAGAGTCCTACCTTACGCCACGTTGACGGCTTCAAAGAACGGGGAAGAGGGATGGGATGCTCGATCGGCCTGAAACTCGGCTTCCACGGTTATCTGTGTAATATCTTCCGAGATAAATGGTATCTCACCATTAAGAGATATTTCCACATTCCAGCCGCGCACTTGCCACTTTGGACCGATGTCGGGATTCCCGACAAAGTAAAGCTCCCCCTCCACCGAGGACTGTGACAGTGGGGAAATGGTGGACTTTGTGACCGAATTAGCGGTCGCGGTGACGAAACAAGACGTGGTAATAGACCCCGTTGGTAACGCCATAATCATTCCCGCTTCACGGCTTACAATGTAATCCACACCCTCGGTATAGGTGGTGGTAGGGCTTGTTGCTGCGTCAGTCACAACCACATCAGACAAGCGGATCTTTCCTTCCGAAATGGGCACAAAGCGGCCAGTCTCCACCGCCACCTCTAGCCCGTCCAGCTCCGATTCGGCCTGGGTGGTTTCCGCAATGGCTCCACCCATCAACGCCAGATTCAAGTTGGCGGGTGAAAGTTCCTCCAAAGTGATCGAGCTTTTGACCGTCTTCTGGATCACCTTGGACAGATCTTTTTCCTTTGTCCCGGCCATTGAAGAGTAGTGTTCGGACTTCTCAAGTTCGACATTCAACGCAAAGGCGGGGCAGTTTCCAAGGTGAAGGTACCCATCTTCGCCAGAGGGCTTGAAAAAGATTTCACCTTTGCCATAGAGATAGTTTTCCGGACTAGGGGCTTGAGGCATAGTTTTCTCCTGTTTACTTGTTTTTTTTGATAGGTCTGGTTCCGAACCACCACGTCACGGCGGTTGCCGCCAAAAAAAGAAGCATATCGACAGTGGCAGAGTAGATTGTCAGCGCTTGTGTCGCATTGATCGTTTCTAACCCCGCCGCCCTGATAATTGCCTCGGTTTCACTTCGCGTAGCCTGGACAACCCAGACCAGATAAAGTGTCAATCCGGGTCTGACTAACCCACGGACAACATCGACAAAGACAAGCGACGCCTTGAGCCATAGGGAATTCAAGTTGAGGCCTCTGGCATAAGCGAGCCGGTCGGCTTTGAAAGACGCAGCCCGCATGTCGTCGCCGGACTCCACTAGCCGGGTCTCCCCTTCTCGCTCGCTCGCTCGGTCCCGATATTCCCATTCTTTGTCCATCATTTCGAGATCGAGCCTACGCAATGCCAAATCGTGCTTGCGCCTTGCATGGTCCTTCCATATATCCGTAACGTTCGAGATAAGAGATCCCAGAATGCCAGTAATACCGCCGCCGATAAGACTTGAAAAGATCATCAGTACATCTCGCTTATTTCAAGGATGAATGACTCGCCGCACGTGACCTCGGCCAATGAACGCACTGTTTCCCGTGAGTTCAAAACCGCCCTCTGTTTTCCAAGGTACCCGTCGTATTCACCAAGCAAAATGCAACCCTCCGAATGGGACCGCCAGCCCTTAAAAATGTCTCCGGCAAGATTCCCAGAATGAATCAAGATCCCACTTCGCCCCGGAACGTCCTTAATTAAAAAAACTTCCCCGTATCTTGGAGATTGCCGCAATTCAGCGACATAGCCGCCCTTCGGTATGCAAGAAACGTTTTGCCGATTTTCTTTCCACGGCAGTTCAACCGTCCGGCAACAAAAACCGTTAATAGCAAAGACCCCGAAGGTTCCTTGTTCGCCGGTTCTAACTCGAAGTAATTGAGCAAACATCATCTTTCCCAGTCCTCTTGGCATTCAGCGCACCGAATACACGGTGGATAGGCGGCTTTTCGAGCTTCGGGGATCTTTTCTCCACAATCGACGCAATGGGTCGTACCTTCCCCAGGTTGGACCATCAGTGGAATTTCCGCCCACTCCACTGAAAGCTGTGCGATGTCTGCTATATCCATGTTCAATCATTGATCAGGTAGAGGGTTTCACAAAATTTTTTTAGTCGCCCAGATTCGTTCAGGGACTTTCGCATCTGACAAAATTCATCCCACGACAACTTCATTGCCATTCCCACCGTGCCAATGAACCGCCCGGCTTTACTGTACAGGGGCGTTTTTTCTGTTTGCAGGATAACTTTTGGGGACGTATCTTCCGGGCATTCCCTGACTTCGCCAAGTTCAAAAAAACGGCACCGGGCTCTTTTTTCAATAGTGATCACGTCAGAACCAACACAGGTCGTTGTATCTCCGAATGTAAATACTCCCTTTGGAAACCGAATCCTAAAACGCTCTGCCAGCTCTTGATCGGTAAATCCAACCACATCACAGGCGTGATCGCGCCAGAAAAAATTGCACCAGTCCTGACTGGCGAAAAGAAACCGACCTTCTGCATCCTTGTGCCACAAAAAACCGGCAGAGTTCGCCATGGTAATGAGTTGTAGCGAAAGTGATTCATATCCGTCTCGCAACCTGCGCAGTTCGTCCCGCTGCTTCCTCGCTTCGGTCGTTGCGTTCGAGATCTCTTCCGCAATAATTTTAAGCCGCGCCTTTGTAGCGTCCACAGTCTGCCGCTCGTTATCAACTCTACTTTTTGCGTTTTTGAGAAGTCTTAACACTTTTAGCTATCCCAGGTTTTGCCTGATAAGGTTTCGCGCCACCTCTGCGGCCACAAAGAAGAGCACAGCAGACGCACAGGCAAGAACGCGCTTGACCGTCCGAATCTCCGATTCCAGACTATCTACTCGCCTCGGGAGTGCCGCAAGCTCCACCACAAACTGCTGTGAGGCCGCGTCGATTATATCTAGGGGATCTGGGCTCATGATTAGCCTTCCATAATGTCGATGCGAAAGCGGCTTTCATAAACAGAAACGGCGTTCCGCTGTGAGTAAGCGATTGATTCTGTGCCAACCGGGACAAGGACCCCACCACACACTTTTTGACCTCGTAGCACGTCCGCAATGGCACTAATAAGCGCGTAGGTACCGACTCCCTTTGTGCCACCCCTCCTTGCCGTCTCATCGCCCCTAAATGACCTGTCAGCGGCAAAAACCGACCATTCCATGGTTTCGACCACCCGCCTGTTGACCAGTTCAGATGTGCTCCCAGAGTAATAAAGAAAGATCCCGGGGAAAAAGACGATCATTTTCCCGAAGTCGGGAGATTCAAGCTCACCTTGGTACGCCTTCACCGTCCTAACACCGAGGCTGACTTTCAGCGGCTCAAGCAATGCCAATATCGCATCTTCGATTTCCGACAAACTAAATCGCATACCAACCCACCCGACCCGCGCCAGAGGGGATTTCCCCCGTGGTCTTGATAAGGGATATTTCTCCCGTCCGTATCTGTTCGAGCATCGCCACAGCATCCTTATATCGGTCGCGCCGGGTAACAGGCACATCGTCGTAAGCGTGAGCAAAGATCGCATAAACGGCTATGTCACAAGCAATTTTCGTCAGTACATGGGGGAAAGGCTCTTCAAGGGGAAGATCGTACTGCTCGCTGATATAGGTGTCCATCTCTGCGCTTGCCCGGTCCACCGCCTCAACAAGCCTTGCATCGATCATAGACCCGTCCCCCTCGTCGTCCACCAGCGCGTCAAGTTTGTCCTGCATCACAGTATCATAGAGGTCACTCACTTCGGCGTATGCCATGCTAATACCCTCGTGCCAGATCCTTAAGGTTGATCGCCTCGATCATCTCCATGGGGCCAGCGTTTTTGTCCTGATACCAGTACTTCCGAATATTCCCACTCCGGATGGTGACATCCCAACGGTCAGTGTGTCCGTCATTCATAATCAGGCCAATATCTCCAACCTGCGAGTGAGCCGTAATCAGTGCAAACTGGTGAGCAAGCGGTATATCCGGTCCGAAGCGGAAAGTGACGGCTTGCCCCGTAGCGTGAAAAGACTTTTCGCCGTGGTCGTCAGCCTCCCAGCATTTTTCAATAGTTATCTCGGGATCGCGCCCAAGGACATGAGCCGCGTTTTCATAAAGTTCGTCCATGACACGGACAAGCACTGGTGACGCCTTATCAGGATCTTCGGGCCATTCCCTTCGCACAAAATTCTTGATCAAAGACCAATCGAGCATTGCAAATCCTTGTCATCTTCTTACAATCAGAGGCCCCAAGGCTTAAACCTTGGAGCCTCTTTCGGAGGAAGGTCGCCAGAGGCTACCCGGCAACGGTCGCATAGATAATCCCTTCCGGCTCCCAGAGGACCGGCAGGGGGCGTGACTCGGCAAGCATCCAGAGGGCCGAGGGATCTTCATTCAGCCACGACTTGGCAAAGTATTCAGCTACCACACGGGCATTCGCCTTAAGGTCAAGGATCAAACCATGCTCAAGAGTCCGTCTAGCGTCTTTTGATGCCATAATTGCGGCTTTCGGGTTGACCAGATACTGCGCGTCACCATTGGCATCAGTGTATTTCTTGGAGTACCGATAAACGGCTATTCCGCCAACATTTCCGATATAGTTAGACGCAAAATTAAGGGCTATACTCCCAGCGTTCGCCCTTGCCGCGTCAAACCACTTACTGTCTTTCGCCAGATTCAGGAAAGCGCTTGCAGCAGTAGAACCAAGCACAAGGGTATCTGCACCCGTGCCGACCCCCTCTCCGATCAGATCTGACCATTCTTGGAGATCATCAAAGACGTCCTGCCCCTTCGTCCCTTCAGCGGTCCACAAGTCTTCCGCTGT